TTTAATAACCAGAAAGGATTATTATGTCTGTAGATGTTCAAGAAAATGAAGACTTCGAAGACGTTGAGGTAGATGTTACTGAGGCGGACGTTGACGAAGTAGATTCTGGAGATGATGGCGAAACCCGAACAAATGTTCAGGATGCGTCTGGTGATGATGAGCTTTCTTCTTATAGCAATGACGTTAAGAAAAGAATTAATCGCTTAACTGCGAGACGTAAGCAAGCGGCTGAGGAGGCTGAAGCTGCTTATAATTACGCACGCCAGATGGAAGCTGAAAATCAAAAGCTAAGGGCGCAATTCAGCAATCTCTCCACAGGTTATCATACTGAGCAAGAGGGGCGCGTCGCATCTCAAGAAGCTCAAGTCAAGAAAATCATGACTGAGGCTTATGAAGCTGGTGATTACGATAAGGTTGCTGACGCACAGCAAGCTTTAGCTGAGCTAGCAATCGCTAAGCAAAGAATCCAAGCTTACAAAGCACAGCAAGCTAGACAGCAACAAGTTGCTCAACAGCAAGCTCAGATGCAGCAACAGGTCCAGATGCAGCCGCAAAGGCAGGCTCCTCCTAGACAAGACCCTAAGTTAGACTCTTGGTTGGAAAAGAATCCCTGGTTTGGTACCGATCGAGTTATGACTCGTGCCGCTCAAGCAATTCACGAAACTCTCGTGTTGGAAGAAGATTTTGATCCAACAGCAGATGATTATTATAAAGAAATAGACAGGCGTATGCGTAGAGAAATGCCTGAAAAGTTTAAGGGCGAACAGCGTCGCACCCAGGCTGTTGCTCCTTCGTCTGGAAACGGGCGGTCACTAAAATCTGGGCGGAAAAAGCAGGTGGAACTTACCCCTGGTCAATTGGCGTTCTGTAAAAAAATGAGAATTCCTCCTGAAAGGTACGCCAAAGAAATGCTGAAAATCGAAAGTAGGAGAGACTAATGGTTAATAGGACATCACGCGATTCAACCACGCGGGAGCGCGAAGAGCGCAAAATGGTTTGGCGTCCTGGTTCAGCTTTAGATGCTCCTCAAGCTCCTATTGGGTATGTCCATAGGTGGATTCGTGAAAGCGTTATGGATTTTGATGATAAAACCAATATCCATAAGAAAAGGCAGGAGGGCTGGGACCTTGTTCGCGCAGAGGAATACCCAGATTATACAGGACCTGTTGTGGATGAGGGTCGCAACGCTGGCATTATCGGCGTAGGCGGTCTTATATTAGCCCGTATTCCAGAAGAGTTGGTTCAGCAGCGGAAACGTCACTTCCAGAATGTGACAAAAAATCAAATGGATGCTGTGGATAATGACTGGATGCAAGAAAATAATCCAGCCATGCCAAAAATGCGTCCCCAACGCAAATCATCCGTCACTTTTGGTTCCAGAAGAGGCGGAAACTCTGAAGGAGACTAGAGATGTCTAACAAAGACGCTTCCTTTGGCCTTCGTCCAGCGCGTTTGAGCGGTGCTTCTCAAACGACTAACCGTTACCGTATTGCCTCAGGCTATGCGACTGCAATTTTCCAAGGCGACCTCGTTGCTGTTGTTACTTCTGGAAATATTGAGCGCGTAGGAGCAGGTGGATCTGGATTGATCCTTGGCGTGTTTAATGGTTGCTCGTACACCGATCCAACAACTGGCAAGCCAACTTTCTCAAACAGCTATCCTGGTAGCATTGCAGCAAGTGATATTATCGCTAATGTAATTGACTCACCAACCGCTGTATATGAGATTCAAGCAGACGATACATTCCCTGTATCTGACCTGTTTGGAAATTTCGACATAGTTGACCAATCACCTGTTGGTGACACAGCTTCTGGCATTTCTCGCATGGAGCTTGATGTTTCAACTGGCGCTACCACAGCCACCCTTCCTTTGAAGGCAATTGATATTTCTCAGGACCCTGAGAATAGCGATACTGGCGCAGGTAACACCAATGTATTGGTTGTTATTAATAATCACCTGTTTAGTGGCGGCACAGCAGGCTTGGCATAAGGAGACTGAGTTATGGCAATTTCACGCTCACAACTCGTAAAAGAATTGGAGCCAGGTCTTAACGCTCTGTTCGGTATGGAATATGAGCGCTATGAAAATCAGCATGCTGAAATCTACGATACAGAATCATCTGATCGTGCTTTCGAAGAAGAAGTCATGTTGGTTGGATTTGGCAATGCTCCAACAAAGTCAGAAGGCTCTGGAGTAGAGTTTGACAACGCAAATGAAGCATATACAGCTCGTTATTCACACGAAACTGTAGCACTTGCATTTGCTCTAACCGAAGAAGCGATCGAAGATAACCTCTATGATCGTCTTGGTGCGCGCTATACAAAGGCTCTTGCCCGTTCTATGGCACACACAAAGCAGATTAAAGCGGCTGCTGTTCTTAATAACGCTTTTGACAGCAACTTCACTGGCGGTGATGGTAAGGAGCTTTGTGCTACTGATCACCCACTCGCTGGTGGTGGTACTTTCCGTAACGAGCCATCAACGGCTGCTGATCTTAATGAGACTTCTCTCGAGAATGCTCTTATTGATATCTCAACCTTTGTTGACGAACGGAACATGATCATTGCCCTACGTGGCATGAAGTTGATCGTACCGCCTCAGTTGCAGTTTGTTGCAGACCGTTTGTTGGAATCTACGCTTCGCGTAGGAACAGCAGACAATGATGTAAACGCAATTCGTAACATGGGCATGTTGCCTGATGGTTACACAGTCAATCACTTCTTGACTGACCCAGATGCGTTTTTCATCAAGACTGATGCACCAAACGGATTCAAGCACTTTGAGCGTTCACCAATGCGTACCAATATGGAAGCTGACTTCGATACTGGTAACATGCGCTTTAAGGCTCGCGAGCGTTACAGCTTTGGCTATTCAGATCCCCGTGCAGTGTTTGGTTCTCCAGGCGCATAATTGTTCG